ACGTCTGCTGAGTTCCAGCATGGCGTTAAGCACACGTTCTGTAATCTGCTCTTCAAATTGTTTAATTTTATTCTGAAAAACACGGCTCGCAGCATTCTCAAGACGTTGTACTTCGTACTTAGTTTTCTCCCCAGGGGTACGAAAACCCATGGCTTCTTTAGGCGCTCCAGCCATCTCTTCCATCATATTCAGATAGAAACCAATAGCAGTATCAGCCTGCATGATCTGAACTTGAGGTTGAACGATGTCTACATCACCTTCCTCAGAGACATTGATGATCTCACCTGGCCGCCAAACAAAGTCTTCAACAAAACCCTTGACCTTGATGACAGGATAAGCGGTCAGATCCCAGACGTCAGCCTTGGTATTCTCGATATGATCAACACGATATTGCATACCGATGAGATTATCGAGAGGACCCATGCCCCACAAATTGTCTTGTTTCTGACGCCACGGCGCATGAAAGATCGGGGGATATCCATAAAATGAAGGATTAGGCTTCTGACCTATAATCTTATGGCGATCAACGATTGTGAAAACATAATTCTTATAAAGTTTTTCATTATCAATATCATACATATCTCCGTAGAACGTCATGATCTCTACTGAAGTAGAAGCTAAATATTGCTGAAATGAAGAGAAACCATCGATGTTATACAGAGCATCTCGTTGTGCCCATTCACTGGGAGACTCACGAGCATCTGTTCTAATCGTCTTAAGATATTTCCAAAGCTCTTCATATTCTGCACGATTTTCATCGTTAGACATACGCTCAAGCATTTCTTTAAGTTCACCTAATCCTATAACAGATTTAATAATCTTCGGCGAAGACTCGAACGACGGAGCTGTTGGATTGAAAACGATATCAAGAGGAGAAATGCGTTTAAGAGAAGGACCTACATATCCAGCTTGAATAGAATCAGTAGGTTGCTGTACGCGTTGGTCTGTCCATTCGCAAGTACATATACAATTGCCGTATTCTATATAATCTAAGACAATCTTATTCATCTCAAATTTAAACGAAGACTGCGACATAACCCACTGCATATAATTCTTTATAGCATCGCGCTTAGCTTTGCTATCTGCAGATTTCTCATTAGCTTCCCACTCAACAGGTACGCTATTAGGAAACATCGTAGCTGTGTAGTTTGAATGGAGATTATCTCTAATTTGACATATCTTTGGAATAGTAGTTTTATTTTTCCAAGGATTTAAAACGTTAGCTGTTTGTGTAGTATTTGTAGCATAGACATATCGACGGATCTCTTCCCAATCTTGCATCTTATTCTGACGCATATTGTTCCAAGTAATCCAATCATTAGCTATCTGAGTAGCAATTCTATCTGGAGAAATTACATCGAAGACTTCAGTAACTTTACCAGTCATCTCAATGTAGCTCTGTTAGTTTTGGAGTTATATTTATAATCACGTGTTTTCTTGCCACTCTTTTTAGATGCTCTATCTTTAGCCCGTTCACCGGGGGTCATGTTTCCACGACGGGTACCTTTAGCAGTAGGTTTAGTTGTTCCAGGTTTAAGATTGCCAGACTTTTGTAAAACAGACGTAGCAATAGCATAAGCCGATGATTCGGATTTACCTTTTGCTTTAAGTTGACTTACAAGTCTTTCGAGTATCTTAGGCAACTCCGCCCCATTTACTATGAAATTCAAATTGTTGACGGCTCTCTTTAGGAATATTATATGAATTCATCGGAGCCTTCCCATGTGCGAAATCAATCACAGATGCTAAAGCATCTTTAATATCATCGTGTGCTGGGTTAGCAAAGATCAATTCTTCCTCGAGTGTTTGTATATAACCGCCAGAATAGTGGTATATTTGTTTATTAGCGTACTTAGGTTCTAAGACTGCAAGAATGCGCTCTTCCTTATTGCCTAATGTTCGTGTAGGTCTGAACTCATCAATCGAAAGACCAAGTCCTAAAGGACGTATGTAATTCTCTTTGAGATCATTAACCAAGACTTGTTGAGCTAACGAAACCTCAGCGCGTATCTGCCTGAATTGCCATTTCTCATACATCTTAAGTATTCTATTAAAATACTCAGAAGGTTGAGATGTCTTAAATCTATCGATGTCTAAAATATAATAATTCTGATTTCCATCTACACCTATAACTACAATGCAACTTGCATCTGCAGTCTTAGCTGTACTATACGCAAAATCTACAGCTGCAAAGACGTTCAGTCTATTACCTTTAAAAGCCCACCTTCCATCTCGTCTCACAAGCCAGGTTGGATCGTAATATTGAAATAAGTTGCGTTTAATAGGAGAAGAATCAACGTCACGAGGATCGTTATAATACTGAGCTCGAAAATGTATTTTGTTGAGGTATTGGGATTTCTTATCAGCAAGAACTTTGATGTCAAACCCAAACCATTTGCCATCAACACGCTGTTGACGAGGCCATAAGAATTGACCAGTTCCGTCGCCTGCATTTTCAACTGCGTGTTCTTTAACTTCAAAGAGTGGCTGCGTTGACATAACGTTGCCATACTCATCATGCGTTTCAACTTCCATCTCCAGCATTGTCGCATATAAATCTTTAGGGTGGTATCTTGTACCAACTACCCATTGTTTAGAATTGCCACCTGCAATAGATGAAAGATAACCGTATTGCTCTCTGACCTTTTCTCTTGCGTCTTCTGTATATGCATTACCGTGAACAACGACGTCATCTAAAACCATTATATCGCAGTGCATACCGACACGATTACTTGTAAGACCTGCAGTAAATACTGTTGGATCTCGAATCGCTTCAGCTTTTCTAAAAGGATGATCTAGGCTAATTTCACTTGATGTCCATTTTTCTCGTTTAGAAACTTCAGCTGCAACATGCTCTGGCCAATGCATTCTATAGACATCACTGGTTAAAATATCTTTAAGAAACTTTAACTGCTTATTAGAAAGATTAGAAGAACTCGAAATATACAAAACTCTGAGAGTAGGATCTATAGTAATAGCTTGAGCTACACGATAGTCGATCAAAGCCGACTTCATGTGATCTCTAGGTAATAGTAATAATTGATGATTTTTTGCTTTAGAAGATTCCCACCAAGCTATTACTTCTCGATGGATATTTCCCAGTATACGGCCGGGATGTACTAATTTAATAAACTCTTCTAGTGAAGATTCAGCTAAGAGCCGTCTTTGCTCTAAAGCCAAGTCTACTCCACTGTTAGTTTTCTTTTTCACTTATTGAATTAAGCCTTTGCCATGGGCTATTTCATCGACTCGTTTTTCCACCATATTAATCCTTTGGTCTTGGACTGCAATTTGCGTAAGTATTTTCCCTAGTTGTGAAAAGGTTTCAGTCAAAGTTTTTAAATTATCTTGAAGATATGAAACATCAATTCTTATTGTAAGAATGTCACTTTTCATAGTCCATATGAAAGTCATGACTGAACCGACGACAGCCATGATCGTTAGGATGTTTCCTAGCGAAATTGTGTATTCTATGGCCGGTAACATTACTTTGTGCTATAGCCATTCTTAGTATAATTCTGCACGTTATTAACATGCTTGCTGGTTTCTTGTTTAGGTCTCCCACCTAATTGACCTAAAACCCGAGCGTGCTTCCTTATGCTTGCTGGTTTCTTGGTCTTAGAATTAGTATGCTTGCTGGTTTTCATTTCTTGGGATTCCACCTAGTATTTGCAGCTGTTGAAGCAATGTTAGAACGTTGAGTAGGAGTTAGTGATTTTGCTCTAGCTTCTCCACCCATTTTAGACAATACTGCAGCGGCTTTCCTTACTGCATCCGTATGAATCGTTTGAGGCTTATCATATTTATGGTAACCCCCCATAAACCTGTAACCACCACCGCCTACTATAACATCAGGAGGGGGAATCTGTACAACAGGTATAATTACATTATCAAAACTCGAGCCTAGGCCTATTAATCCTCTTTGCCTATCTGTAGTATTGGGAAGTAATTCTTGAAAACTAGAGAATCCCGTAAAGAAATACGGTGATATAACCTGCGGCATTGGTAAAACAGTAAACTGTATATACCCGCCGTCTTGTTTTTGTTGTGTTCCTAATAGTTGCTGGGCCAGTCCAAAATCGTTAAACCCAGTAAAATTAGGAGGAGGGATAACCAGAATAGGATAGAAGCTTGTTTGGACATATTGAGTATCTACTCGAAATCTTACGGGTTGCGGCTGAGAAAAAACGCTAAAAATATAAGGCTGAAGAACAGCAGTGTTACTAAACCACGTCGGTTGATCATTTAGTTGTTTCTTAAATTGTGGTTGTTCAAATCTACTAAATACATAAGGTTGAACAACGGCTACAACTTGTTGCTGTAATGTGCCGGAAACATCTGGCTGTATTGGTTTCCTAGTGAT